TAATAAATAGATTCAAAGCCAACAAACTTATCCCAATCATAATTTTCATCGGCAAGTAAATCATTGATGATTGCAGGCACAACATCGCGCAGGAAACGATAACGCACAGCATCGGCAACCAATAGTTGCATTTGATCATCGGGTAATTGTTCGGTCATTTTGCATCCTTTCTTTGTATTTGTTTGGCAAACAACCATTTTTCACCCATCATTTGTTTGCAGGCGGCAACTTTCTTTTCACGCAATTCAACAAGGCGTGGGCTTGGCGGTGCTAATTTGTAAAGGCTAGTAATGATCATTTGGCATCCTTTGTAAGTTTGGCTTTCATTAGATCTTTGGTTTTGGTAATAGTAGCAAGCAACTGGGGTTCTGCTTTAAACATTGGCACAATGGCTAAATACGCATCTTGCAATTCAGCCAAGGTAGTGCAGGCAGTTAATTCTGCAACATATTCATTAACATCCAGTTGTGGCAAATCAGATCCGGCATAGATGTATAAACCAATGCCAAAACAAGCAATACATTTGGCAAGGCAACGCATAGTGGCATCGCTAATTTTACGGGCATCGGGGTTGGCAATAGCGTTGTTGCGGTTATCCATAACAGGCAGTTGCATTTTCATGGTCTTGCCAAATGCGGTGACATTGCAAAACACCATCATGGTTTCGCCGTAATACTTTGGTTCGGGAAAATCCCATGTGGCAGTTTCATCGGCTTGGAGTAATTCATCAACCGCCCATGTCCATGACAAATAGGTTAGGTTGCCTTTCTTTTCAGTTTGGGCATTTACATTAATTGCCCTTAATTTTGCATAGGTCATATCTTATCCTTTAGTATTAAGCAGACAGCAAGCACAGCAAAAAGCCGATTGATACCATGCTACCAACAAAGCAAACTATTTCAACAGCAATGTGCAACCAGTTTGTTTCAGATTTTACAATTAGATTTTTGTAGTCAGTCATTTTTACCAGTCCTTTACTTGGTCAACTATAAATTTTGCATAGCCATCTACATCGTAATTTTCATCAACGAAATAGGCAACTTCACTAATGCGTTTGTTGTAGATATCACGAATGCGACCCAACTTATCGTCATTGGCATCGTAAAGAATAACCAACACTTGGTTGGCAATTAAATCTGTTTCTTCAACATAATCTGATAAATTGTGGCTGTTGATTAAGAATTGTTCAACAAGGTCTTTAAGATTGACGGGTGTATTTTCAGAATAATCATCGTCAAAAACAGGGCGGACATATTTCATAATAGTTTCCTTTAAAGGGGCTTGCGCCCCGTTAGTTAATCAGCGCGTGATTGGGCGTATGCGTTGATGCCAAAAGACTGCATAACTTTTGCATAGGCTCGCGCACCGCTTTCTTTAACATCCATTGATTGAGTTCCGTTGTTGGCTGGATTCCAAACAACATAACCCCTGTCCCAACTTTTATTTGCTATGCCTGCTTTTACTAATTGTTTGGTTTCAGGCTTGCGACCATCCATCATTAATTTGACCCAAGCAAAACCACAATAAGCAGGTTCGCCATATTGTTGCATAAACTCGGCTTCTGCTTTTATAGCCGCTTGTTTTGCTATTTCGTGAATTTCGGTGATTGTTAAGTTTGTCATTTTTTAGTTTCCTTAAAGTTTCCGTTTGTGTGTTGTCTAACCACGCCACTACATTAATGATTGTTAAAAACTATTGCAACTTATTTCTGCGTTAAATTAAAATAAAATAAAAAGGGGCTTTCGCCCCAATTTTTAATAATTTACAATTTGACCGGTAAAAACATCAACAACTGTTTCGCCACCAAATGCATTTTGCATTTCAGACAATTCTTCAGATGTATAACCATATTTGCGGCGATTGGCAATATATTGTGACAAAAAAGCCTCATCTTCTTTATTTTTTGTAGCAATGCTGTCGTAAAGGTTTTCTGAAGTAATGTAACCTGCAACACATAATTCTGCCAAAATATCTTTAGGTGGAACTGTATCGTTTGAATTCCAACGAACTACATTGTTAGAATCTATGTAAAATTTATTTGCGTGTTTGTTTGCGTATGCGTTCATTTTAGTTTCCTTTAAGTTTCCGTTGGTGCTAAGTCAGCACAGTTCGTATATTAAGCATATTTGACCTTGATGCAAGTCATTTATGCGATTTAATCAAAATTATTTTTAATGTTACAATAAAGTCATGAAAATAAGCGAACATCAGGAACAGGTTGCCGTTATTAACTGGTTTAGGCTACAGCATAAACAATTTGCCAATTATTTATTTTCAATTCCTAATGGCGGAGTTAGACATATCGGCACAGCAGTTAAATTAAAAAAAGAAGGTGTTTTGGCTGGCGTTCCCGATTTATTTTTGATGATACCTAAAAATGGGTATCATGGATTATGGATTGAAATGAAAGCGTCTGGCGGTCGCGTGTCAGATAGTCAAAAGGAATTTATGGGCGCAGCAACATTGATGGGCTATCCTGCCATTGTTTGTTATAGTTTTGAAGAAGCAAAAGACGCTATAAATAAATATTTGCAAAATAGATTTTAATAATATAATGTCTGCACATCGGATTGATAACCCGATTCACATAAAGGATGTATCAAAATTGAATCAACCAAATTTCTATTCACTAGCGGAAAAAGTAATACTCCGTTTGCATCCTTGCGTGGTTTCTTACTGTTGGACTTATCATCCAGCCCGCTACTGAATAGGAATTAACATGCACTACTATCAATTCAATATCGGTGATTACTCAAGCCACACCAAACATCTGTCTCCTACAGAAGATATATGTTACCGGCGACTGCTTGATTTTTATTACCTACACGAACAGCCAATACCAAATGATTTGGCAAAAGTAACAAGATTGTTGTGCCTGAATAAAGAATATCTAACCGATGTTGAACAAGTTTTAAATGAATTTTTTATGCTAACAACTGATGGATGGATAAACGAAAGGGCTGATAAGGAAATAAAGCAATACCAGTCATTCAAGACCGCAGGCGCGGCAGGGGCGGCAAAGCGGTGGGCAAAGCCTGACGATAGCGATGCGATAGGGGGGCTATCGGGGGGCAAAGCAAAGGCTAATGCTAAACATGAAACAATAACCATTAAACATAAAACAGTTAAATACATACCGCCAATTCCTGCGGAATTATTAACAGAATGGCTTTCAGTAAGAAAAAAGAAGCCGGTAACAGAACGCGTATACAACTCAATAGTAAAAGAAGCGAACAAACTTGGCTGGACACCTGAACAAGCAATAATAAAATGTTGTGAAAAAAGTTGGACAGGATTTGAAGCCGCATGGATTACAAAAGATAACAAACCGTCATATCAAGACGCAAGGGAAGCGGCGGCGAGAACAGCGTTCGGTTCATTGCTATCTAATCAAAATAATTTAAAGGTGATAAATCATGAATAACCAACCATTACCGATGGAATGGGTTGAAAGATTGTTTCAAAGACTGCATGGAAGATTTGGAAATACTTTTATAGACAAATTTAAACTAGGACAACTAGACGCGAATGGTCAGGACATTGGAATACTTAACGCCAAAACAACATGGGCATTAGAATTATCAGGAATAAGCGTTGAAAGACTGAAAGCAGGATTAGACGCAAAATACACATACGCACCATCATGTGATGAATTTTTAAAACATTGCGTAACAAACAACATACAGGATTTTAAAGCCCTGCCTGCCCCTGCATATGAAGTAAACAAAGCGCAAGCAGACAAACTATCAAAATATATAAGCGAAAAATTAAAACCTAAGACTGACTACAAGGCATGGGCAAAGCGTATTATTGCCAACCCACAGAACTTTCCTGAAATTAGTCTGAAATACGCACAGGAAGCAATGCAACATGAAATGGCTTAAATTAGACAACTATTGCCTTAAATCGGGTGAATGGTTTATTGCTAAATATTACAAAGCGGATGGAACAGTTAAATACGGGCTTTCACAACGCAATGATAATCACGGATATTTTGATACCGCAAAGGAAGCAAAAGAATTGGCTGAAAGTTTAAACGATGGCAAAATGTAAATTATGCGGTCAAGAACCTAAACGGTCATTGCCGCAAAATAACCGATTGCATTTATTGTTTACTGAAATTGCCGCTAATGTTCCTGCCGCCGATGGGCTTTATCATAACCATCATTGGTGGAAAGTAATGTTTAAGGATAGATACCTTGGCTATAATGAATTTAAAACATCAAGCGGCAAAGTAATTACCGAATTAAGATCAACGGCTGATTGCAATGTGGCTGAATTAAACGATTTTATGGCGCGTGTTGAACGATGGGCGGCTGAACACAATATATGGTTACAAGATTAAATGACAAAAGCAGAACGGCAACACTTTGATAAATTAAGCCAAATCGGATGTATTGTTTGCCACCGTGAGGGGTTAGGTTATACAATGCCACACATACATCACATTAGGCATGGGGTTGGGTTATCCCAACGCAGTCATTTTCTATTAGCCATACCCTTATGCCCCTTGCATCATACTAACGGCGGACACGGCGTTGCATTGCACGCAGGACAAAAGACATTTGAAGCCAAATACGGCACAGAATCAGAATTGCTTGAACACACCACAAAGATTTTAAGGGGCGAAATATGAAACAAACATTTAGCATTAACGAAGCGCAGATAACAGTTGGTTCGTTCTTTTTAACGCTATTGCACGCGGCAACCAACACACACATATTGCACTTGCAATCACGCAGTTACAGCGAACACCAGGCATTAGGTTCATTCTATGAAGAATTAGTTGAATTGACCGATGGTTTAATTGAATCATGCCAAGGCAAGCGTGGCATTGTGCAATACCCTGTTGAATATACAAAACCTGCGGACACAGGCTTATTGGAATTAACAAACCTATCAGCCTACATTACGGTCAATCGTTTGGTTATTGGCAATGACAGCGAATTGCAAAACGAAGTTGATACCATTATGAATCTGATCAACAGCACCATTTATAAATTAACATTTTTAAAGTAAGGGGAACACCATGAAAGCAGTTGAAGCCGCAGTTAAACAACTTGTTAGCACAAACCGTAGCATTGTTGAAGATGCACAGCGTTACACGCTTGATCCTGCCGATGTAGCAAAAGCATTAGCCGATGCTAAAGATGGATCAGTTGAACAAACTGTTTTATTAGTATTAGCCAAACTTAATCCAGTTGCCAACAGTTCCAAAAAATAATAAGTGCCGCGAGTTAGGGTGTAACAATCCCAAAACAACACGGTCTTGTTTTTGTGTTGATCATGGTGGTGGCATAACCGATAAGGGTAAGGCTAACAGCAAATTGTATTCAAGTGCCGCGTGGAAAAAGCAACGCACAATACAGTTAAGCCAACAGCCGTTATGTGCAGGTTGTTTATGTGCAGGTAAGATAGTGCAGGCGGAACACATAGACCATGTGTTTCCACACAGACAAAACAATGATAAGTTTAAGCGCAACATCTATCAGTCTTTGTGTCAATCGTGCCATACACTAAAGACACAGATGGAAGCGCATGGGCAATACCTGTATTACACAAAAGATGGAGTGCATACCTATACGGATGCCGATTACAATACAACAGTAGGATAAGACATGACAGGTAAGGCACGCAGTAAGTTAAGGATAGAGAAGTCAACACGCACGCGACAAGCCATCATAGACGCTTGCCATTACGATATGCTAACTATCAGACAAATAGCAGAACGATTGAACATCCCATGCCAAGGCATCAACATCCACCTGCTAAACCTAGTGGAAGATGGCTACATATCAAAACATGAACGGGTTGCTAAGTATAATGGGCAATGGTCATGTGGCTACACATCAATCAGCGACCAACCTTATGTGTGGCGATACCGTGACCCAAGCAAGAACATAGAAGAACCGGTAGAAGAACCTACGCCACAGTTGCCTGACATAGATATAGGCTTAATGATTAAGTTGGGCTACACTAACATCACTCCACGCGCAGGCAGAGTGCATCAAGGGTTCATGTCGCATAACGGGAAAAAACACGCTATAAACGAATAACTTAAAGATTAGGGGTATGCCTAACGAG